ATCGAGGTAGTCGCGCACGGTGTGGAACGTGACGCCCATCCTGACCGCAATCTCCGCCACCGTATGGCCGCGCGACATCAGCCGCAGCGCGCCCAGTTGCCGGCGGGTCAACCTCGGCACCGTACCGTCGATCTCCTCGGGGTCGACCATCTCCTCGAGCCGATGAACGGTGAACCCTGCCGCGATGGACAGCCCGGCCCGCGTCTGCGCTGAGAGGCGGATGACCTTCGGCGACCAGTAGCCGACCAGCCATGCGCCATGTGGTGAATAGGCGGCGTCGCGTATCTTGTACGTCCGCGCCAGATCGAGGAGCCACGATTCCGGCCCGCTCAGTGCAAGCTCGCGCGTCATCTCGGTCCAGGTCATCAATCTGTGCTTCTGCTGCGCCAGCCGCGACATCGGGCTCGGCCCATATTTGCGCGCGAGCGGCCAGAACCCCTCGACAAAGCCCGGCGGCACGCTGGCATGAAACCAGACATTGCGGTCGACGACATAGCGATCCATTTCGTCGGGGTAGATCGGTATGCGCCAGGCGCCATAGACGTTGATGGTCGGGCGGACGAGCGCATGCAAGGCGTTGACCACCTCGTCGGGCCGCTCCAGTCCCGTCAATTCGTTGGCGAACTGCTCGAGCTTGCGCAACATCGGGGTGTCCCCCATAGTTGCTTGCCGGCCAGTCATCCTACAACCGATGCAAAAAAATATCCCCCGAAAACGGGGGATAGGGTCGCTGGGGACAATCAAGCGACGAGTCTTATAGGACCAGCGGAGGCCCTTATACGATGCCACCATGTGTGGGGCCACGCGGGCTGCGCCCCTCTAGGGACGGTTGTTCCGCCTGGTTGCCGTCGCAACCAATATGCCAAAAATGACAGTTTTGCGAATTGTCGGAAATCGCATAATTCTGGGGATAGAAAAAAGGGGATGACCATGCCAGGGAAGCGCCTGCTGCAAATCCGATTACATCGTGAGATGTCGCAAGCCCAGATCGCCAGGGCGCTCGGGGTGTCGGTGGGCACGGTGCAGAACTACGAGCACGAACGGGCGCACATCACCGCCGAGCGGATCGCGCAGCTCGCCCGCGCGCTGCAATGCGAACCGGCCGATCTGCTGGCGCCGCCGGACTCGCCGCCGCCACGCTACCGGAGGCCCCGCTTTCGTCCCTTTCAGGAACGGGCCTCGTCGCAATGGTACGCCGTGAGCTGCCCATGGGAGCACTGGATCAGCGTCGCCGACGACGATTAGAATGATTCCAAAGCTCGCCCTCGACCTTGATCACCTTGCGAATCACCTTGACCGGATCGATGCCGATGATCTCGCATAGCGCCAGCAGTTCGATGGCATCAATCCGGCGTTGTCCGGCCTCGAAACGAGCCACAAAGGTCTGGGTCTTGCCCACCCGGCGCGCGAGTTCCGCCTGCCGAATCCCGGCATGCTTGCGGGCGTCGATCAGGATTTCAATCAGCCGTTGATGGCGTTTTGTAGCGATAGATTCCACTCCTGCGATTTATGCGAAGATGACCTTTATGCCAATTTCGACAATTCGCAAAGGCACCATTGTCACACGCCACGACCAGCCCGCCCAGCAGGGCCTAGTTGCCGAGGTGGTGCTGGACGCGGTCGTCTTGGTGTATTGGTCCGGTCGGCCCCCGAGTTATGAACACATCAACGACTTGTCGACGGTCATAAAAAAAGCCCCCAGGCGGGGGCGAGGCGGCGGCAGATGACCGTTACCAGTCATCGCCGTCAAGATGCGTGCCGCGATGGTAGGGCGGATGGCTGCGACGCGGCGCGAACAGACAGATCAGCAACACAACGATGATGCCGAGCAACACCAGCGGGGTGACCCGCTCGGCGACCGACATCAGTTCTCTCGTATGATGGCAGGCGCCGGCGGCAGTACCGCGCCGACCGCCGGGTAGTTGCTCTGGCCGTGCCCGATGATGCGCACCGCCGGAAGGCCAAACAGCAAGGCGACGATCAGATAGAGCACGATCAGTAGCACCACCAGCAAGTACAGCCGCTGCACATTCCAGTCGATGGCGTAGTCCATCCACTTCGCGAACATGACGATGACTGCACCAACCAGCACCAGGACCGCAGCGACGATGGCGACGTTGATGATGCCAAGCACGATGCCGCCGAGACTCATGGGAACCTCCCTTAGCGCGAGAGCAGAACCGCCGCGATGATGGCGATGGCGAGCGCCAGGCCGAGCCACATGGCGGCACTCAGGATGCGGCGCCACGTCGGCACCACCTGCCACCGTCGATCAATCACGGCCACACCGGTTGACCATTGACCATGATGGTGACCGCCCCGGTTGCGGTGATGTTCACCAGCGCCATTTCCGGTTCTGGTCCGGGCTCTGGCGGTGGTATCGGCTCCACCCCGCTCTCGACCAGCAATTGCACCGCCTGCAGCATCTGGTCGGCTTCGTTCTTAAGCTCGACCTCCTTGCGATTGATCGGACCCCAGTGCTGCCGCAAATTGCGCAGCCCGATCCCGGTCACCAGCGCGTGAAATGCCGGGGCATACTTGCTGAGAAACTGATATTGAGCGCCCGCGCCGCTGCCGAAATTACCCAGGTCCGACGACTTGAGCGTGACGCCCTTGGCGAATTCAGGCCTGAAGCCGCACGGGTTGGCCCAGTACTCGGTCAGCAGCGGCGCGATCGTGCTGTCACAGGATCTGATGTTCCAACTGGTCTGATACATGCCGGCTTCAGCGGTGTCGGCGCTCACGTTGCTGGCGCTTTGATCCCTGCCTTCGCTGTAGCGGCCCGACGATTCCCGCAGCCCGAGCCCCAGCATCAATGCAAACAGATGACGCAAGGTGTTCTCGCCGTCCTGGCTGTTGTCCATGCCAAGCGCACGGAACTCAGCGGCATAGAAAGCCAGCGCGTCCTTGTCGGGGTTGCCGCTGTCCTTATTGGCCATCCCCCAGGCGGCGTCGTCCTCGGCGTTGAGCCGATCGAGCGCCAGGGCAAAACACAATGCAACCCCGGCGGTGTAGCCCAGCGGAGCCTTGCCGCGGTCCTTCCAACTGTAAGCCGCGATTGCCGACCCTTCCGCCGTTTCGACAATGGCGTCGATCAACTCGTCCGGTAAGCCGTCGCTGCCGGCGGTGACCTTGGCGGTCAGCTCGTCGATCTTGCCCCAGGTGGTCGGCCCCACCACACCGTCGGCGGCAATGCTGCACGCCGCCTGATAGCCCTTGACCGCTGCCTCGGTGATCGCACCGAAGTCGCCGTCCGCCGGATAAACGCCAAGCGCAATCTGCACCTCAACGACATCCGGTCCCGTGCTCCCGTTCTGCAGCTCACGCCGCGGCTGCTCCGGCATCGGCGCGTCTTTTGGCCAGAAGTAACCGATCACGCTCGACTTCGGGTAGGCCGACACATTGACGGAGTTGCTCTGATTGCCGCCCCGGCAATTGATGTTCGCGCCGGCGTCGCTCTCGTAGAACGTGACATGGCCGCCGCCGCTGCGGGTCATCACCACGATCGCGCCGGGAACCGGGGTTGCAAGCTCGATGTAGTTGGGATCGTTGGCCCACGATTGCGCCCAGCCGAACTTGTCCGTGTCGGTCGCACCGAACGGCGGGATGAAGCCCGCCTCCGACAAGCAGTAGCCCGCCGCCACGCCGCACCATGCGGTCTCGTCGCTGTCCCAGGCTGGCTGATCGCAATACGGTTTCATGCCTGGAACGGCATCGCCCCAGATGCGCGCAATCTCGGTGGTCATGCCGGTAATGACCGGATTGGCTTCGGAGCCAGAGACCTCTTTGGTCCCCGTCAACGTCCGCATGACCGACAGCCAGGGAGGAACGTCACCCGCCATCATCGTCTCCTGAATGTTCGGAAAAACTTCTAGTCGCGCGGATCGTTCACCCAGGGCAGTCTGGTGGCGCCCACGCCGCGACCGACTTACTCGCCCTGAGATAGGCCGCGACGCCATTGGTGACGCCGGTGCGCGCGCGCTCCGGCTGGCCACGATCGTCCTTCATCCAGACCTCGAACATGTGGACGATGTGATTCTTGAGCGCCGTATCCAAAGCCTCGGACATGATGGTGCGGACTGTCTCTCGCATCGTGGGGTCAGCGCAAAGCACAGGAGTCGATTGGGCACTTGCCATCTCGAACCCAACATTCGGCAACTGATGGGCCGGGCAGCACGTCCCCAGCAGCAGCGCAAGCGCGCTGGCTACCGCCGCCTGCAGTGCAACCATCATCAATCGCCCCGCGGCACAACACACTTGCTGAGAATTTCGGTCACATGCTTCTGATATTCGTTCTGCTGCGTCAGCAGCGTGGTGCGAAACTCGGCGGCCGCGTGCAGCGCATAAAACATCCATGCCAACAGCCCGAGCAGGACAACCGTCAATGACAATGTCGCCGGGCTCTGCTTCAACCCGTCAATGAGACTGTTGGCGGCCTTGCCAGCTTCTTCGCCGATGCCGGGGTTCACTTATTTCGAATCCTCGTCCAGTTCTTTTTGTAATTTGAGTAACGGAGCCTTCAGATTCTCTGGCAAATTATCGATATCGACCGGCGTGCTGAGATCGGACTGCAGCTTGTAGACCGCCTTGGTCTGCTGGTTAATCTCGACCATCTGCCCCCGCAACACGGTTAGGCGCTCGTCCATGACCGGCAGTTTGGTCAGGGCCTCGCCGATCTTGTCCAAGCTGCGCTCCAGATTAGATACGCGCGCCAGGGTCGAGTTCACTTGCCGACCTCCCACGGCATCAAGCACCTCAACATGCGCCGCCAGCTCGGTGACCCTTTGATCGAGGCGTGCGCCCCACACCAGCGCCAGCACCACTTGCCCCAGCAAAAACAAGATGAACGCCACCGCGCTCTTGTTGTCGTTGAGCATCTGCCACATCTGGGACTCGCTATCTCTCGACCACCTTCTCGTGATCCTTCAAAGCCCCCTCGGCGATCTCCGCTGTGGCCACCACCTTCTTGATTTCCGGCATATCCGCCACCTTGGCGATCTGTGCCGTCTTCGAATTGGCCACGAATGACCAGATCATCGCGCCTAGCAAGACCACGCCGACGAGACAGTTGATCACCATATCGGTCAACGGACCGGCCATGTCCGCAGTCACCAGCCCCTTGGCGCTGAACCACGCCACCACGCTGGGGACGAAGATGCGCAGCACTCCGGTGAGCTGTTCCTTGTCCATTACAAGCTGGTCGAATAATTCACATTGAGCGTGTCGCCGTTCACCACCGCTTTGTCGCCGGTCGAGAACGTGCCGGCCGACCACAGCACGCCGCCGGTGTTGTCCTTGGTGGCGGATGCGCCGCTGCCGAAGCAGAGAAACGCGCCCTTGGCGGTGCCGGTGCCGGTGATGGCGAACGACAGCGCCGCCGACAGCGCCTTCGATCCCGAGGCCGCCGCCGACCAGACTGCGGTCTTGCGGTTGCCGGTATAGGTCGGCGCATTGGTGCCGCCAGCCTCGAGCCAGCCGGCATGCGAGGCCATGGTGTCGCCTGCGGATACCGCCGAGTACGAGGTCGAAGAGATCAGCCCCATGAACGGCCCGGTCACGGTGTAGGCGGCGCCGGCGAGGAAGGTATCGAGCGCCAGGTTCTTGCCGACGGTACAGACGACGTTCTCGATCACGTCGCGCCATTTAAGCTGGCCGTCGGCGCCGATGCATTCGACCTCATAGCGGCCATGCGCCTCGGCCTGCTCGCCGATCCCGCTGCCCCGGATCACGGATGCGTCGCTGCTTTCGCGCGCGTCTGCGCGTTCCTCGGTCATCGGTATTCTCCTGTTTATAGACCCCAACCGGAAGCAAAGCCGGAGGGAACGCTGCCATTAAAAGCGGTGGCGCCGAAGTTTGCCGTCATCTTGTCGTTAGCAAATGTCCCGCCAAAACATGGATAGAAGGTGCTGCCGGTGAGCGCGCCCAGGCTGACGCCGCCAACACCGGTCGCCGGATTGGCTGTGCCGCTGCCGTTCCAGTTGCCCGAGGGCGTGAGCCGAAACCAGATCAAGCCGGCCGAGAGATCAACAGCGATGCCGACGGTAGCGCCGGCGGGCGAACCAAGCGCGCTGCCTGAATTCGAACCGTTGATCCAGATCGCCCCCGAGGTGAACTTGGCTCTGGTCATCACCGCCTGACCGGCCGCACCATCCCCGACCAGCGCGGCCGATGCCGTGGAGATCCCGATCTCGGTACCTGAGCCGTTCGCCGTGGTGACTGTGGCCTCCCAGTAATATTTTCCACTGTTGCGTGCTGCTATACCGCGCACGCCGGCTGTCGCCGAATTAGCCGTCGAGATCAGATTGCCACCGGTCAGGGTGACACTGGCGAGGTCGCTTGGGTTCCAGGTCGTGGGCGTGACAATCGGTGGCCCGGTGGACGTGGTGCCGGTTTGCGTATCGGCGGCAGTCGTCGCCTCATCGATTGCAACAGCATAGGTCAGCCCGGCATTAAGGCTATCGGCTGCGCTCGCCGCCTCGACCATGATCTCGCCGAGATAGGCGTCGACGGTGTCGTTCACATTGGCCGGGTCGTCGACCAGGGTTGCAAACACAACATTGCCGGTCGCGGTCGCGTCCGCCGCCGTGGCCGCTTCCTCGAGGTCGGCCGCAATGGCCCGGCGTGGCGCGCGCAGGCTGACGCTGCAGACAAGCATTTAGGCGGTCTCGGTTTCGCTGAGCGCCGGATCAGGGGTGTATGTCTTGATCAACCCGATGTGCTGGAATTGACCGGCCTGGATGACGACCTCCTCGCCCTTGTCGTTTTTGGTGAGACCGGTCGTGCCGGTGTTCTTGCCTTGCTTCCAGTTGCTCGAGCCGTGCAGCAGAATATCCGGTCTCCTGCCGAGCGCTTTCTCGGTGTCCTCCGGCTTGATCGGCTTGCCTTTTGCATCGACGAATGCGCGCCGCTTTTGTTGATCTTCGGTATCGATCGCCAGCCCGGCAAAAAACTGGAATTCGGCCTGCTCGCAATGGTAGATCGTGTCGACGTAATCGACGCTCGCAGGCAGCCCGACCGGTCCGCCACTCATCGGCACGGGCGATGCGGTCCAACTGTAGTTGCCATCGTATAATTCACCGGTGACGGTCGGCCGGCCGGCAGAGTCGACAGGCGGTGAGCTGGGGAAATAGTCATACGCGGCCTGCTTTGCGGTCACCGGAACAATCCCATTCGGGTCATGCGGCACCCAACTGTCGCCGATGTTGTCTTTTCCTGCTTTGTTTTCATCGTCGAATGCATACCAAACCTTGCAGAAGCTCTTGACCGTAGCGAACAGCAATTGCTCTTCGCTGGCGGATGTTCCGATATGGGGCGTCACGTTGACCGAGCCGGAAAAATCAAACGAGACCAACAAGTGATGCCACTTATCAACATCGACCTTGAAGTGCGGGATAATCTCGAACGCTTCAGGCGTGCCGGTTCTGACAAAGGAAATGTCTTTGACAACATCATAACGCTGCAAGGCGTGGCCTCCCGGCGGTATTTCAAAGGTGACGCTCGTGGCCTGGGTCACCAGCCCTTGGACCTGTGCCCGCGTCGCGGTCTGAAAATACAGCCGAGGGAATACACCTTCATCGATAAGACCGCCGCGCACCGGATCGACTACCAGCCCGAGGTGCGATGGCTCGGCCGGCGAATCCGGCGCTGGCACCCAGTCGATCGTCGTTGCCCCGATTTCACCCGTCGGCAACGACCAGTAATGCGGGACGGTGTCATAATTATTTGCCATCACCTTGCGGCCGAACGTGACCAGCGGAATGGTGGCAGCAAAAATGCTCGGCCCACCAAAATCCGGGGGGCGATAGTTCGCATTATGCTCGCGCGCGTTTTGCACGGTATCGTTCGAGAACCGAAACCAGATCGAAATGGTGCCGGTCTGGATGTCGTCTATACTGAGCGACGGCAAATGCAGATAGCTCATGCCGTCGGGGTCTCCCCGCCTGGCGCATCCTGATCCTTGTCGCCAAACTCCACCGCCAGCCCGCCTTCCCATTGGACGTTGACGATGTTCGTCAGGACATCCAGTTCGAGCCCTTCGTCTTCGGCCATCAGATATCCGTGCGGATGAACGGCAGCGTCACCGACAGGCTCGCCGGCTCGGCATTGTCGGACTGCGTCACCCGCAACGCATAGTGGTCGCCCTCGGCGAATTCGACATCGGCAGGGATGCTGAACTCACCCACCTGTCCGCCACTGGTATCGATCTCACCGCCGGCGGGAAATGTGATGGTGCCGACCTCGGTCCCGTTCTTTTCGATCGAGACAATGATATCGGTTGCGCCGGTGCCATCGTTGCCAACATCGAGGTAGGCGTAGGCATGCGCGTCGCCGGCGCCAAGACGCATGGGTCGGTTGTTGATGCCCAGGAACAACAGCTCATCGGCCGCCCGCTGGATGCTGCCGGGCACGAAGATTGCGGCGTCATAATTCAAGTAAGTCAGCGGCATCCATAACTGGTAGAGCGGATTCTGATCGGTGGTCTCGTCGGTGGCATTCGGGTCGAACGGCGCCGGCCACGGTGGCGTCGTGTGGCTTTCAAGAACCTGCCAGAAGCCATTCGCGGCTGTCAGCAGATGGCCAGGCCCATAAGGTGTGTCATTCGCCCATGTACCGACATACGTGAAAGTTGCGACCGGCAACGGAATGACCTGCGACGTTTCGTCGGTAAAATGAAACGTCATCGAGTTGGATGTATAGGTAACGAAGTCGATGCGCTTACCCTCGGCCAGATCGGCGTTCAGGGCCACGATACGCTGATCGACATCGTAAAAATTGCCATCGACCTGCGCCGCACTGTTGGGCGTGCCGGTCCCCGTACCCCAAGCACCAGTCGTAACATAAACGATTGTCATCTGATTACTCTGTCGGTTCCGGCCATTTCATCATGTTCTTTTTCATGATCTCAATGTTGGGGTTCCCATGAACGGGCGTAAACGAATCGACCTCCACCTCATTAGCCTTGCCGCCCTTCGATCTCGGCACGATGTCATCACCAGTAAACCCCCGCCCTGGATATGTCGGCACCCGATCGTCACCGTTGAAACCGACAAAGTCTTTCGGTGGCCCTTCCATCCAAAGCTTGTTGGTCACTTCGATGTCGACGAAGTTTTCCTTGTTCACCGTTTTATCGTCGCGCTTCTGATAGACCCGCGCCACGTCGACGCGCCGTTTGATTTCTTTTTGCGTTGCTGTTGTTGCGCTGGCACTGTAACTATTTGTCAGATCAATCTGCTTGGCGCCATTGCCGCGGATGACGGCAAAGCCTTTGTCGGGATCATCCGCCGGCGGCAATGATCGAGCCGGTGCTGGCCGTATGTTCGGGAAGACAACCGGACGGACGACGACTTCCAAGCCACCCGCCATCACGCCGCCTCCAGATCATAGCCGGCCGGAATTTTCAGATCGGTCACCTGTATTTCGTAATCGCTCAGGAATTCGCGGGTCATGCTCTTGAGCTTGAACTTGGCGCGGGTTTCATACTGCGGCAGGATTTGCTGTTTGATGAACGCGCTGCGCGCCTGGATTGCTTCCGACGCCTGATTGCTTGTCGTGTTTGCCGGGTTGCCCATATCAGGCACGTCCTGCGTCGGGTCCGGCCCGTGCTCGACGACAAGGTCGGTGTCGATCACATCCTCCGCTCTCAATGTAGACAGGAAGTCGAGGCCGTCGTCGTTCGGCGACGCGTCGGGCGGCTGATAACCCACCGACGAATCAGTGAATGCATCCACCAAAATCGTGCGATCGATGAACTGCTGATAATCCGCTCCGACATAATCGATGCTGGCATAGGTCGGCGTTCCCTCGGTTGCCGTCACGATGCCGCCATAGCCGATGGTGCAGCCGATGCGAACTTCGCAATTGACCCGGCCGTCCGCACCATCCAGCGCGATCGAATAGCCGATGATCTTGCCCAGCGCTTCGCCCACCCGTGGCTCGGCCAGAAATACATTCTTGCGCAAGGTAACTTCCGCCATGCGCGAGAGCTTGGGCGCGAAAGTGATCTCCACCGCGCGCGCCCGCTTCATCAGGTGCGCCCGCGCCAGCGCAATCAAATGCTCGATGCTCTGATTGCCGCGCTCGGTCGCGATGTAGGATCGCCGCCGCGGGTCAATGATCGCCGGAATGATCTCGGTGCCCTCTTCGCCGACTGATTCCTCGCCACTCAGATTCACCGAGCGGATGTCCTCGATCCGCAACGCCTCGCCGTCCTCCGGATCGGTCAGGATCGGTTGCACATCGGCGAACAATGTCAGCGACACCCGCTCGGTGCATTGCCGTTCGGCCTTGTAGCCTGCCACCAGGGTCGCCGTGATCGATTGCACGCCGACGACTGCGAAGGTGCTGGAACGGCTGCGGCTGGCCGAGCCGGACGTGCCAGCGCTTGAGCTGCTACTGTCATTGGTGACGATCTCGCCGAAGCTGATCAGCGCGCCCGAGCTTTTGACCGATGTGGCGGATGTACTCCACGTGATCCTCGAATCCCCCTCGTCATCGGTCCCCTCCACAGTGATCGAGCCGGTTCTGGTTTCGGTGTGGGTCGAGAAATCGAACACGTCCTGCGCGCTCGACTCCGCGACTTCCCAGCCATCGCCAAGGCCGCCGCCGTGCTTGGGCCAATCGCCCGCGTTCAATGATGGGATTTGGCCATTGATCGAACCCGGCCAATGCGAGATCAGATAGTTGGTCAGATCGACGGTGCCGCCAGCCTGCTGCGTCCAAGTGAACTCGGCAGTGAGGTCGACGCGGGACAGCGGCCCGGTGGCGAGGTTGAGGCCGAGGCCATCGTACAGCACCTTGCCGTCATCGCTGCCGCCGTCGAACGAAACCAAGCCATCCTCGCCGCTGATCTCGTCCGAGACGGTAACGACATGGGTCTCGCGATCGAAATGCCAGATCTTGGTATAGCCCTCGAGCACGACATCCGGGTCTTTGCGCCGCGAGGGATCGATCACCGCCTCATCGTAGAACGGCAGCACCCGCAGCGTATTGGCGAGCGCCTCCTTCTGCGCCACTACGTCGATCGGCTTGGCCACGAATTCCAGTGTCACCAGATCTTCGAACAAGCTGGTCGGGATGCCGACCAGGCGGCCACGGAACTTGATCAGCGCCGGTCCGCAGTCGAGCGCAAACCATGCCCATATCTTGCGGCCGGGACCGAGCAGCCCGATCGGATCGCCGGACACATTGCGCGGGCGGCGGACCTGGGCGGTCAGGCTGGCCGGGTCGCCTTCCTCCTGCGCCAAGGTGAACGAGAACACCGACTCGTCCCAGCGCATATGCTCGGGACCGAACGTCGTCTCGCTGGCATCGATCCAGGCAAAGTACGGCAGGCCGGCCGGCATCAGATCGCTCTCTGCTCGGCCTCAAGGCTCCAGGCCACCTCGGCCGCCCATTCGTCGCGCGAGGTATTCCAGGCGGTGACCTTGGCCAGGATGGTCAGCACGTCGTCGCTGCTGTTGGCAGCACCGAGGCCGGGAATGCAGGTGATGGTGATGTCCTGGCCGGGCCAGATGTCGGTGAGCTCGGGCGCCTCGTGATCGGTGCAGGTAATCGAAACTTTATACTGCCGGAACTGCGCCACCGAAATGTCGGCGAGGAACCCGCGGCAGTCGCGCGCCACGTTGGCGGCCTGCTCGATCGGCTCCAGCGTCATGGTGATCCCGCGCACGGCATATTGCGAGAAGTCGATGCTGTCGATCGCCAGCAAGGTGTAGGGCGGGTGCGCCATCAGGAATACCGGCTCGGCTTGCGGCCACCCGAACGGACCTGCGCCAGCGCCGCCGCCCGGTGCAATTCATCCACCACGGCAGACGAGGCCCGCAGGCCGCTGATCGCCGGCAGGCCGGGAAACGCGATGGTGACATGGCTCATGCTGCCAACCGCGCCACCACCGGCAAATGCCATCCGCGGGACCACCCCGCCGAGCGCGAACCGGCCCATACCATCGAGCACGCGCGAGAGGTTGCCGCCCGAGCGCCGCAGCGCCTCGAGGAACGCCAGCACGCCGGGCTGTGCCACCGCCCGCGCCGGCATGATGTGTTCGCCGCGCGAGACCCAGGCGAGATTGCTGTCGGACGTGCCGGTGCCGCGGCCGCCGAGCAGGCCGCCGCCGGCAAACTGACCGCCACCCGCCGCTGCCGGTGTCGGTGTGCCGCCCGACGGCTTGAGCCCGATGAACTCCAGCAGCTTGTTAATTGCGCTCTGGATTGCGCCGGTCAGCGCATTCCAGGCAATCACGCCGGCATCTATGATCGACCAGTTCCAACTGCCAAGCGTAGAGACCACCCCCGCAATGGCAGTGCCAACCGCCGTTATCGCATTAACCAAGGCGCCGATCACCGACGCGCCGGTGCTCGCAATGGTATTGACGACACTCCACAGCGCTTGGAATTCCCGCACTGTTGTTGCAATGCCGGCTGAAATCGCCGGCAATTGCGAGGCGAGCCAGTCCAGCATCGGCGCCAACACCGGCGCTGCCACTTCGGCCTTGAAGCGAGTCCAGGCGTCGTTAAGCTGGTTGAGGCTTTGTTGATATTGGGCGGCCTTGACGATCTGCGCTTGCGTTGCCGGCGTGGCACCAGCAAGTGCGGCCGCAAACTTTTCCGCGCTGATAGTGCCCGTCTGCAATCCTGCGATCACCTGACCGCCGAGTGCGTCTCCCAGAGTTTGCATCGCGAGCTGGGTGCGCGCGACACCATCCGGCATGCGTTCGAGCTGACCGATGAACTGCTGCAGGCCCGTGGTGGCATCGGGAGGGACAACATCCCCAAGCCGAAACAGACCGCCGCCGAGCACGCCTTTCAATTTCCCCAAATCAGCGGCGAGTGCGTCGGGAGCCACGCCGAGCGCGGTGAAAGCCTTCTGCAGTTTGTCAAATTCCTGGGCGGTCAACCCCAGTTTCGCGCCCTCGGTATTCAGGTTTGCGAGTGCCTTTGCCGATTCGTCGCCGAACTTTATGAAGGCGGCACCCGCAACCCCCAGTAAAATGCCAAGCGGCCCCAGTGCGCGGGCAAAAACGCCCAGTGGTCCGAGCGACCCGGCCATTTTATTGGCAAATTTGTCGACCGAGATACCCAGCTTGTCGAAGCCCTTCTCGAGCGTTTGAACGCCTTGCACCACCTGCTCAAGTCGGCCTGCTTGCTGCACCGCGGTCTGAATCTTGTTAATCGCGTCCGCGCCGGTGATGCCCATCTTGGTGAGTTTTGTAGTCACCTCGGTCGGATCGAGCTGACTGAATCCGCCGACCTTCTCGGCCGCCTTGCCGATGTCGGTGAACGCCTTGGTCCCGGCCTTGCCGATGTCACCGAGTTGCCGCGCGATCTCGGCGCCACCCTCGAGCTCAATCTGGACTGACAGTTTCTCGGCCATTAGTTGTCCTTGAAGTGCTTGAGAAACAGCATGGCTATTTTCGCCGCGTGTTGCCTGACGATCTCGGTGATGCGCCAGCTTTTCGGGATGCGCACCGACGGCACGCCGATGTAAAGCGGCTTGCGGTTGCGGTCCTTGTCATTGGCGTCGAACAGCATCGGCCGCCCGCGCACCGTCGCCGAGGTCAGCTTCTTGCCTGATCGGCTGGCCGTCGGCCCGCCGGGTGTGGTTGGTATCCACAGCAGCGGCTTGCCCTCGATCGTCGCGCCGTGCTCGAACACGCCAGCAAAGCCGAACTTGTGGAAGATGACGGCCTTGGCCTGCAGCGACGGCCCGCCGCCCTCGTCCACTGCGTCCAGCGTTCGGTATTGCAAGCCCTGCTGCCACTTCGGCCCGAACTTGCCGGCGCCCGCGATATTGCTGCGCCCGTCCTGCACCGCATTGGCGGCGGTCTCGCGCAACGCCGCCACCGCCGCAGTCGCCACCGGCCGTTGCTTGTCGCGGATCATCTCCAGCCAGCGCGGCTGATCAACCTTGACCTTGAACCGTGACGCCATCTGGCTATCCATCAATATCGGTGCGGTCCAACTCGTTGCTGAATTCGAGAAAGGCCACGATCTGCCGCGGCGTCAGGCTCATTGCATAGTCGGGCGGGAATCCACGCCGGATGAGGGCGGTGATGGCGACGGCGATGGCCTCAAGCGGACCTTGTAGACTTTTGCTTCTTCGCCCGCCGCGCCGAGCGCCGCCCCGATTTCGAGGAAGAAGCCGAACCCGTTTGGGAATGTCAGCCGGATAATCGCAATAACCAGTTTCAATTGATCTTCCAGCAGCAACACCGTGGCGGCATGCTGCTCATATTTTTCATCCGCCAGGTGCCCGCAACCCGCCGCAATGATCGGGCCGGTCGCTTCTCCAAACTGCGCAATAAACTTTGGCCCGACATCGGCCACACTGAAACCGCCGAGGAACAATCCGATCAGTCTCGGAAAGCGGGCCGCAATCGAAGCGAGTGCGGGAGCGCGTAAGCCATGCACAACGATCCGCTGGCCGTTGATCTTGACGACCTCAACTGCTGTCGTTGGCGCAATATCCAGAAGGTCTGCCATGCGTTCTCCTATGCCGTTGCGGTCTCGTCCCTGATCGTCCAGACGCCGAAGAAACCATTGGCATCCTTCTGCACCTCGGCCTCGATCTCGATCACCGTGAAATCATCCTCGTCGGTGATGAAGCTGAAATCACCGGACGGGACGAACGAGACGGTGGCGAGGAAGTCGACCTGCTGGCCGATGTCGTTGGTGCCGACGACCTTGATCTCGCCGGTAAACTCGGTCTTCGACAGGCCGCTCAGGGTGATGTTGCCATCGGTATCGGTGCCCTGCTCAGCGAGCGCGAAGAATGCAAGGTTATTGCCGGTGATCTCATCGAGCGTCATCTTGACCGTCGCACCGACCTGAGTGATGGCCGTGAAGTCCTTGGTCTTGATGCCCTCGCGCGAGCTGAAGTGCTCCTTCTTCTCGACGTTCGGCGTGTAGACGAACGATGGAGCGTTGCCGAGATCAACGAAGGATGACCCGCCGGCTTCCTTGAACGACACGATACCTTTGCCGATGTGATAATTTTGGACGTTGGGTGACGTGGGCATGGCAAACCTTTCCTTTCCTAGAGATCGTCGGGCCGAAGCGTGTACTTGAACAAGAACTGCGCGCGCAGCGCGCCATGCAGCGAGCGCATCCAGCCGAGATCGGTCTGGCATCCGAGATAACGGATTGCGCCGTTGCCGTGCCGCCCAGTCTTGACGATCTGCTCGTTGAGTTCGGTATCGGTCAGCACCCGCTTGATCAGCTCGCGCCGCAGCGTCGTCAGATCGGAGCCAACCTCGTCGGCCTGCTGCGCGATGATGATCTCGGGTGTCATCTGCACATTGTAGGGTCGATGCGGTTGCTTCATTGACACATCACCCGCGCCGTCCGACTCCTCGTCGCCATCGAGCACAAGGACGGCCGGCAATTGATCCTCGGTGATGTCGACGTTGTTACGGTGCGCCGATCGGATGTTCGGAATGGTGGCGACCACCACGAGCAGCCGCGCCAGGATATCCTCGCGCACGTCAGCCATTGGTCGACTCGATCGCCTTCAGCAGAAACCGCACCTCGCCGACATCCTCGCCGTTCGGGCTGCCGCGCAGCTCGTAGGAGCGCACGACCCAAGTCCGGCCGTTGAAGGAAAGGACCGCGTCCATGTAGTCGTCGCGCGCGATGCCATTGTCGGCAAGCTCGGGAATGCGGGCATAGGCACCAGGCCCGACGCTGCGCACCTCCACCGTGCCGCTGGTGTTGGTCTTCGGCCGGGTGTCGTCGATCACGGTGAGCGCGATCTCGCCCGCGGTTCCGGCGGTCAGCGTCGCCGGCACGCCCAGTTCGGCATAGACCGGATCGTAGAGGTCCGCGCTATAGTTGATCATCGGTTGCCCTTCGAAACGCGAATGTCCCGATGTCCTCGCGGCCGAGCTCAGTCTCGACCTTGCTTTCCGACACCAGCGCGAAACCGCACAGGTTCATCGCGAACACCAGCCCGTCGCGGGTGAAGTACCAGCAATGTTCCTCCGGCTTGAAATGCTTGGAGCGCAGCGCGTGCTCGGCGTCGCGGAAGATCGGTAGCGACGCAAACACCCAATCGCGCACGTTGGCGAGCAGGGACTGGAAGTCGGGGATATGCTCGAGCACGTCCCACAGCGTGACCGCATCGAACGACACCAGATGCGGATCGACCAGCAGCTTGCGCTCATCGAGCCAGGCGAGCCCGGCCGGATTGACATCGTAGCCGTAGGTTGTGCGCCCGCGCCGATTGCGCAGCTCGACAAAGGCGCCCGAGCCGATGCCGACATCGATCAGTGTTCCTCTGTAATGCCGCTCGACGAAGTTGACCCGCGCCTCCATCAGCGCGCGGCCAAGCTCGGTCTGTGCATTGCGATCGAAGGCGTCGAAATAGTCCTGATCGTAAGGCGCGTGTCCGACCTCGACCGGGTAGTAGCCGATGCCGTGCTGCAGCCACCAGGTCAGGCAGCGATGCGAGAACTGCCCCACCAGCGGTAGAACTGGCCGAGCGGATCGGCGATCATCTTGTCGCAGGTGTGCAGCGTGTTCATGCATTGACAGCGGGCTTCCGTTCAAATGCCATCCAAGTCGTGTCGACGTGCCAAATGGCATCGCCTGCCAAATGCATCTCGTCGAGCACTGCCTTTACATCCACGGTGCCGAGGTCGTGGTAGTCATGCCAGACGATGATGCCGCCCGGACGAACCAGTGCCCGTGCCAGGAAACTGTCATGCACAACAGCTTCGCGGCTGTGATCGCCGTCAATGAAGGCGGCATCACACGGCGCGAGGTCGGTCACGGTAAGATCGAGCGAACCGCGCGGTCGGATGATCAGATGAAACCTCGGGTCTGATAAAACCATTTCGCCCGGATTTGCCACGGCATTGTCACTCTGAATCGGCAGAGCCGGCATATAGTCGAGCGGCACATCGATGCCGGTATAACGCTCGATCCCGGCCACATTCACCATGATCGCCTTAGCAGTGCGACCTACGTTGACCCCGAATTCAATGACGTGACGCGGCCGTTCCACGCTGCGCACGAGTGCGATCAATGTTTCTAGTTCGCCTTCGGGCATGAACCGTTTCGGTAGAGCGCGCCAATCAATCGGCTGCACGCCCAGTGACGATCGCGGCACACTAGGCAGCATGGCCAATCCGTTGTTCCGTGGCCCAGCGGCGGAATCGCCCCACCGGATCGGCGATCGTTTTGTCGCAGGCGTGCAGCATGTTCGTGCATCGGCAGAACTTCTCCGGTACGGCAAATCCGATGCGGCGCAGATCGAGCCGCGGGTCGGTGATCTTCTCGGGCGCGTTGTGACCGCCCTGGCCGCCCATCACCACGAAGGCCTTGGTCTTGAGCGCCAGTGCCGCCGGCACGATCCAGCCGACGCCGCCGACGACGATGTCGGCGTCACGCACCAGGGCGAGCAGCTCGCGCACCTTAAGCTCGCCGTGGACGAAATAGCGATGTGCCGGTGGCGGCTCGCCGACCACCCATTCCTCGCCCGGCGCGAGATCGGCGACCGCGACCACGGTATGGGTCGCCATCAGCTCACGCGCCAGGTCCGCGATATATTCCGGGTGCGGATTGCGCGCCTCATTGTGCCATTCACTGCGCACCGTGACCGGGCGGATAACCGCGATCGGCCATTCCGATTTGACCGGCGATGGCCCCATATCCGGCAGATCGAACAGCGCCGGATCAAAGACGACCCTCAGCGCCGCCCACCGGCATTCCAGCGAGCGGATGATCGAGCGCGAGCCCAGATCGAAATAGCCGACCTTGATCTGACGCATCGGCGCCGGCGCCGATCGCATCCACCGCTCCGGCGGTTGCCGCGCCATGTTCTTCTGCTGCGTGCGCAGCTTGCGACTACCGCAGACGAACTTGATATCCAGATCGGCGTAAAGCTCGGGCCACGGCGTCTCGAGGTGGATATCGTATTGCTCTGCCGCCGCGCGCACGAATGGCCGCGAGAAGATGTTGTCGCCGAGGCCCCACATGCCGCGGACCAGGACTGGCTTAGGCGGCGCGCCGCTCACCCAGCACGTCCTGCAGGCTGATGACCGGAAGCAGATCGCCCCACGCCGTTCCCGGCGAGGCATTGAACGCCGCGATCTTGAGCGCCCGCAGCGACGGCACGATGGTCACCAGATCGGCATGCTGCTTGTCGTAGCAGCCGGGCTTGTGCGGCCAGCGATGCGGCGGGTGATGGTGGCTGCGGCCGTCGGCGGCCAGCTTGCCGTCGGCGCCGAGCCAGACGATGGTCCCGCCTGGCCCGATCAGATGCGCCGCCAGGTTGGTCGCCGCCGTCAACGAGGTGAACTTCTGCATCAGGCTGTCGTGCGCGAGCGCCAATCCCGGCGGCTTGGCGGCGCGGCACATCCGCACCTTCGGGTCGGTGACCAGCCGCGAGACGCTGACGACACGGCCGCGGAAGCCCGCCACCGCCGCCTGGTTGTCGGGCTCGTTATACCAGCGCCAGTCGCCGAAGAAGAGAAAGTCCGCCCACGGCAGTTTGTAGACGCTGGAATTGATCGCGATGACGCGCCGCCCGCGCAGCGCGTCGAGATCGACGCCGAGCACCGACGGCCCGCCGCCGACGATGAAGACGGTCTCGCCCGGCCATTCGCGCGGGACCGACCAGAACGATGGACTACGCGACATGCAGGCGCCGATAGGGTTTGATCAGATCGACAACGACCGCTGACAGATATCCCGATGAGGCGGTCGACAGCGACGGTGTGAAATAAGAGACGCGGGTATCGCCGTGCTGCACCTCGCGGATGCCGGGATCGCGCGCGCCGGTGGTGCGGCCGTCATTGACCGCCTGGATCACTGCCTGCTGCAGCCGCGCCGGCGCTTCTTCCGGCAGGTCGTAACCGCCGGAATAGAGTACGGCCACGACGGTGTCGCCCCAATAGCCGCCGGTCCACAGCCGCCCGCTCGCCGGATCAAATTCAATGTCGCCCGCCGTGGCGCCTGCGGTCGAGACCTCGGCCACCTCGACCACCGGATAGAGCGACAGGGTCAGCGCCTGCCGTTCCAGCAGATATTCATTGTGGTCGAGCGTGAAAGTCTCGATCGCCTCGGCGAGCCCGAAACGGCGGTTGCAATACTCTGCAATGAGCCGTGACTGCATCGTAATCGCGGCTTGCAGCGCGGCATCCTCCTCGGTGCCCGTGATGCCGAGCGCGAATTTGAGATCGTCGAGGCTGATCAGGTCGGGACCGGCGCTGTCGGTCGCCTCGCTGAGAATTTCGAGAATGGAGTGCATTATTTCAACCTGAGCGGCTCGAGCGCGCGTTTCTCATCCGCGCGCGCGTCGCGGCCATCGCTGCCGCGCTTGACGGCCAGGCGCCAGTCATCGGACTTGCCGGGCTTGGCTGATGTCTCGGCCTGGGCGATGAAGAACGAACCGCCCAGCGTGACACCATCGCCAGCGGCATAGCTTGCGCCTTCCTTCCAGACGCCGGCATCGAGCACGACCGCGGTCTTGATCTCATGCACGGTGTCGCCGATGGCCAAGCGCAAGGTGCGACCGCCATCCGGCGTGGTGACTGACGCGGTCTTGAACGCACGCCCGACCTGCTCGACGGCGTAATCCTGCAGGAAGGTCAGATCGCTGGCATTGCGGCCGGGCTCGCCCTTCTCGCCGCGCTCACCGTTCCTGCCGTCGATCCCAGGCGGGCCGATTGCGCCGGGGTTGCCCGGTTCACCGCGCTCACCCTTCTCGCCACGCTCGCCTTGCAGACCGGTTGTGCCCGGCGGTCCCGGCATGCGCGCCAGGGCGCGAACCTCGGTCAGCGCCAACTGGCACATGCGCAGGCAGACGCCGAGCGTTTCGTTGAGGGTGTAGGACGGCGCCGGGATCATCGGTGTATCGCTCATGCCCTGGCCCCTAGCTAAAAATTTCGTCGGCGCGCGCTTGCGTCAGGATGCCATCAGCAACCAAGTTATCCTTGAGCGTCTTCGTCTTCTTCTTGTCCATGTTGATCACCGGATCGGAGGTGACGTTGTCCCAATCCTTTGCCATCTTGCCGTTGTCACTGGTGCGCCGCTTCTGCAGCGCCAGATACTCGGCATTGCTCCAGCGGGCGATAAAATCGCCGGTCGGCACGGCGCCGAGCGGATCGATCGGAATGGTGGCGATGACGTTGTCGCCGGCATCCTTCTGGGCCTGGGTTGCGGTTTCGCCCGGCGCCCAGGTCCAGGTCGAGCGGTCGTCGGCTTTGCCGACAGAGCACGAAATGATCGGGCTGACATCGGCAATGGCGGCGTGTAGCGTTGCTGCGTCCATGGCATCACATCTACATTGTCAAGTAACCTTGAAGCTGCGCGTCCGAATTGTAGTTGAACCCGTTGGCGTTCACGCCATCACCTGACTCGACAGCACAAATTGCATGATGTCCTAAAAACTGTTGCGGCTTCATAAGTGTGATCGGAGTGAAAAAATGCGTGGCGGCAAATGTCGCATTAATAAAGCATTTAGCTCCGCTGTAAGTCGTGGTCGAGTCTACACCAATGCCGATGAAAGCACCCGCACTTCCAGCAGCAGCAGTAGCCAATGTGGTTTGATAATTGGCGCAAACCGTGTCCTCTGCTAATCCCATCACAAATGAAATTTGCATGCCGGCGGAAGCCTCGGCCTGTCTATACGCAAATGTCGAATAGGTATAATTCGCCCCACTATTGACGACTACTGCGCTGAATTGTATCCGATTATAACAATTCCAAACTCCTAGAAAGCCAGCAGTTCCGCCCGCAGCCGAACCCCCCAATATCCAATCCAGCGTGGATGATGCATTGCTGCGCGTGCTGCCGACATAGGTGCCGCGCTGCGCTGCTGGCCCCGTCGTAGTGCCGTTGCCGATGGTGGCGTTATTGAGCCAGATGCCGTTTACACGCACCAACGCAGTGCCAGCAGATCGCGCCGTATCACTCGTCCAATCGGGGCCGTGACAGAGCCTGACCGCACTGCCATCGAGAAAGATAAACCAATCATTGACCTTGCTTGCACCGATCGCGGCGGGGTTATGAATGGTATCTGTCAGTGCCGACGGCAATTCCACAAAGGACTTCATCAGAAAATTGGTGCCGTCGTAGAGCGGGATAAAATTGCCGACGAATGGAGTATAATAGATTATGTTGTTGGCAGCGGACGTGGCTGTCATCACCGGCACGCTGGCCTGCAACGTCAGCCGCCCCTGCGGCGGTCCTGGTGTTGCCGCACCGCCGCCGCCCGTTGCCGCGAGCGTGCCCGCTGTGAACGTCAACCCGGTACCGATCATAACTGCGGCCCAGGTATTGGCGGCCGAGCGATAGTAGATCGTGTTGGTGCCGGTGAGCGCCGCAATGGCGGTGAGATCGGCGTCGAGCGGCTGATAGGCGCCTGCAATGGCCGCGGTCGTGGAGTAGGCCGACAGGTCGATAGACAGCGTGCCCGAGACTAACGACAGCGGCGCGTTGGCAGTCACAACACCGGCCGGACCGGTGGGGCCGGGATCACCTTGCGGCCCTTGTGGTCCCTGTATTCCGGGCGTGCCGGGCGGGCCTTGCGCACCGGTCGCGCCGGGCGGTCCTTGCGCGCCGGTGTCACCTTGCGGCCCTTGCGGTCCGGTGTCGCCTGTGTCGCCCTTCGGGCCCGGTGCTCCGTCCGCTCCTGCTGGACCTGGATCGCCTTGCGGGCCGGGCGGCCCCTCTGGCCCGGGCGGTCCCGGCGGGCCTTGCTCGCCGCCACCTTCGCCGCTTCCGCTGCTTCCGCCGCCGCTGGGCGCGATCCGGATGCGATCGATGCGCTCGTTTAGCTCGTCGACATCCTCATAAAGCTCGGTGAAATTGTTGTTACACTTGGTGAACGAGATACGAATCTCATCGTTGGGCGGCAGCTCGTCGATGTTGATAATCTGCTGCGTCATTTACGAATTGCTTGGCTCTTGTGGCTTGAGCGGCGGCGACTCGTGCAGCAGCCGCACGGCAAGAGCCACTTGCTCGGCGAGGTCGGGCGGCACCATGGTCTTGCTGTAAGCCTCGGCGACGCATTCGCGCACGAACGGCACCATGCCTTTGGCAAGTTCGGTGATATCGCTGGCATCCATCATGCGGCCTCGCGATGTACGTCCTGCAATGCCCGCGTGAACAGTGCTGCGATGTCGGACTTTGCGGCGGGCGGCTTCGGTGCGGGCTCGGGTGGCTCATCCTCTGCAGCCGGTGGTGCTGGCTGCGGCGGTGCCGGCGGGGTTGCCGGCTTGAACGGATCGTCCTGCGCGTCGCGCTTGGCGAGCGCCTCAAGACTATAGTTTTGCTGCTGTAGGTAAGGCGACTTGCCGCCCTCGACCGGCTTGAGATCGAACTTGGCGCGGCCTTCGTTCGGGCTCATGACGCCGGCGCCGACCGCATCGCGAATGGTGGTGACCAGCGTGATGCTGTCCATGCGCAGCAGGTTCTCGGTGTCGAACTCGGTGCCGATGCCAGCGCCCCAGCCGATGCCGAGCGAGTGGTCGAGCGCCTCCTCGATTTCCTCGATGTGGGACTGCAGCGCCTGCGAGTAGTACTCGACGTTAAGCGCCTGCACGTTGTTGTAAGTCGGCAGCACGCCGACGCCGACCTTGTACGGTGGCACATGGTAGACCGAGCAGACCACCTCAGCCGACCACTTCAGGTTCTCGATCAGCTGGCCCTCGACGTTGGTCATGGCCATCTTCTCGTACTTGGCGCCGCCGGTCATGACCGCGACGCGGCCGAGATTGCTGCGCGAGAAACGTTGCTCCCATTGCTCCTTGACGCGCTGCTCTTCCTCCTGGGACACCTCGCCGGGCAGCATGAGCAGCCCGCCGGGCGTCGAGGAATTCTCGAACAGCAGCGCGGAGGCCTTCTGCGCATTGAGGCCGAGCATCGATGACAGCCCGCTGGCGAACACCGGCGGCGTTCCGACCAGCGGATGAAATAAACAGTTGAAACGATCGTGGATGATCTCGCGCGCGGGCACGACGATGTCGTCGATGCCGGCGAGGTTGTCGCTGTTCAGGCGATAGAACACCGCGCCGTCGTCGGACACCAGCGGCTGCACGCTGGTCGGATCGAGCACATGCAGGTCGGTGACGACGTTGCGATCGTCGCGCACTTTCAGAACGTAGGTATTGCCGCGCGACAGTTTCGACAGCAGCCAGCATTCCCAGAACTGATTCCTGGTCTGATAATCGTTGGGCCGCCGCAGCACCGGACTAAAAGCCGAGCTCGTCGTCTCCGACCAGATATCGTTCTTGTCCTTCTCGACCAGTTTGACCCGCAGCTTGGCGATGTCGCGCGCAATCAGCGTCTTGCAAGCGAAGTCGGCATGAAACGAGGCCGCGGTGTCGACATTGATCTCAAGGTTGCGTTGCCACGCGCCGGTGAAGGGCTCGCGGATCAGCGGATACCAGCCGCCGCGATCCATCGGCAGCGAGTTGAGCGCCTTTTGCTTCTCGCCGGTAAACGGAATCGGCAACCCGAAAATGCGCATCAGCGTTTGGCCTGCGCAATCTCATGCTGCAGCCGCGCCACGCCCCAGCGGCCGTCGACATTGATGCCGATCTGCGTCGCCTCCATGCGCAGGCGATCGATCGCCGCATCGGTCGTGACTGCGCCGGCGATGCTATCGTCGGAATCAGGCACGAGTCTTTCCTCAACCCTGGCGGTGCGAGCCGTCTTCTTGGTGTCGGCAAACTTCGCCTTCTTGCCCGCGACCAGGGCGATGGCATGCCGCGGCGGCACCTCGTATTCCTCGCCGGCGACCAGGTGCCGGGTGCCGTACTTGTGCGGCTTGATCGTCAGCAGTCTGCGCATTTTCATCGGCGTCATCTCCGAAAAAAAGGAGAGCGAGCGGAGGAGGCCCACCCGCTCTCAGGCGCGAGCCGATCAGGCGGTGTGGACGGGGCCGCCCCAGTCAGCGCTGGTGAGATACGCGACCGACTGCGTCCGGCCCCTCATCCAGTTGATGATTCGCTCGGCGCGAATCGCGACGGTGTTGGTCTGAAACATGCTGACCAGCGACGTTGCGCCGGTCGGCGTGCCCGAGTTGTGCGCCGGCGCGTCCGACATTTCGAGCGATGCCTCGCGGCTGGCGTCGATCGCGATCTCGCCGTCGTCCGCCACGAAGATGTCGGAGGTATTGACCAGGACGACGATGTTCATCGCCTTGGTGATGTAGTCGCTGGCGATCACCGGCATGCCGCTGAGTGTGCCGCCGGTCATCGACATAGTGGGGAATTCCGATTGCCCCAGCGGGTTGGTCATCATCGCCAGCGCGACCGCGTTGTTCGATGACATGATCCAGACGCCGGACGAAACCGGGTTATTGGCCGCGGCGAACTTGGCGTAGAGCGAGCGGATATCCATGCGAATGTCGTCGGCATCGTCACCGGATGACACCACCGTGGCGGCGCCGTTGGTGATCGAGGCTGGCGAGACACCCGCCACCGCCGTCTTCGCGGGATCGATGAAATCGATGTCAAGCCGCTCGCGCAACGCCGCTGCCAGACTGTCGCGCACGATCAGGTCGGACTTGGGGTTGCTGAACCTAATGCTCTCATCCGTGAGCGCGCAGATGTTGGCCACTTTGGTCGGTGGCAGTGTCGTGCGCGCGAAGTTGAACGAGGTGAGCGGCTTGGCCTTGCCCTCGCCGACCCAGTAGCCGGCGCCACCGCCGGTCTGCGTGACGATCGGCGTGTTGAACATCACCGAGCGCAACGCCGGCACGCCGCCGGCGCCGAAGCGACCGATGATCGTCTGCGGCCGCAGATACTCCAAAAACGCGGCGACCGCGCCGCTTTCCGTGCTGTACAGATTGGCCGCCCAGTTGCCGCTGATATTGGTGCCGGCCGGAACGTTGGCCTTGAACTCGGCGACGACCGCGCTGTCCGAGCCATACATTTCCGCCGCGATATCGCCGGCGGGTCGGAACACCTTCTGCGACAGCGCCAGGCATTTGACCTTCTGGGCAAACAACTGGCCGGGCTCCATCTTCGGCTGCGGCTTGACGATGATCGATCCGCCGCGCGCCGCAGTGCCATCATGCTGCGTCTCAGCCTTGATCACCGGCCTGGCCGCGAACGCCTTGGCCTGCTCGATCTTGCGCAGCCGCACCAGATCCTTGTCCAGTGCCTCGACCTCGCTCGACAGCGTATCGAATTCATCCTGCTCGCCCGCGTCCGAGGTCCGATCCTCGTCCAGGCTCTTCTGCATCACCGCTTCCATGCGCGACGCGCTCGCGGATCGCTTGGCTTCTAAAGCTGTAATCTGTTCAGCAATGGTTTTCATGGCGCCCTCCAGGGCAGCAGACTTCGGTTGCGATGATCCCGAGGCGCCGGGTGGGTTGAGATGAACGACACGACGCGGCTTTGTCTGGCCGGACGCGGCCCGCTGCGCAGTGTCGATCGATTTCACGGTGGCGATAGAGGCTTCGGAGTTGGCCGGAATGGTCACGGCCGACAGCTCGAACCAATCCCATTTGATGAAACGGATGCCGTCGGTTTTTTCGATGCGCGCCGTCTCAGTCGCTTTGAACCCGATCGAGAGGCCTTGCACCAGCCCGGCTTTGATCAATCTCCATGCGCGATCGATCTCATCGGTCACGCCTTTGGCGATCTGGGCAACGATCTCGATGCCATCCTTACCGACTTTGGCCTTCGTGACATGGCCGATCGGCTGCTTCGAGTCGTGCTGCCACAACAGCGGCAGCGGCAACTTGAACTGCGCGCCCATCGGCTCGACGATGTCCTCCAGCCGATCCGGCGTCGGCGTCGACGCCATGCCGGTGATGATGCGCGCGTCGTCGTCGACCGCTTTCAGGGTGAGAAGCGAGTAAGCTCGGTTCAACATGGCTGGAACTTTCGTGATGCGCTCCGTGTTGTCCTGCCACAGGCAAGGCAACACCGGAGGTGAACAGCGATGGGAAACGACCCCAATAATCCGGGCGACGATCCGAAACCGAACCCGCAAAACCCTAATCCGGGAAAACCGAATCCCAATCAGCCGCCGCAACCACAGCGATAACCAACCGGCGAGAGCGGTGGCATGATCGTGAGCGGCCTTTGTCCCCCCCAGATGGCCGCTCACTGCATTTCTGATCAGGCAAAAAACAACCGCACCTCTGGCCGCTTCTGCGCCATCGGGTTGGTCGCCATCAATGCCGAGGCATTGAACAGCGCCATGAGCGGGTCGATCTTCCCATAACCGGAATCATCCCGAGCAATCCGCATCCCGGTCGGCGTCGGCACGATGCGCGCATTGCCGGCGCACCACGTCATCAGCGCCTGCCCGCCGTGCTTGAACGAACCGTCCACCAACTTGCGCTCGACGGTCTTGATGGCGCCCATCAGCGAGATGCCCTGGCGCACGCCGGCGAGCAGGTTGTTCTCCTGCGTGACACCTATTTTTGCTAGGGCGTCAACAATGCCGCCGATCCCGATGGCGTCGACACCGACGCCAGCCAGCTTCTTGGTGTCCTTTACCTTTTGGACAATGTCGGTGACGAACGAAATATCGTCAGGCAATTCCTCAACAATGGTTAGATCGCCGTCGGCCTGAAACCTTTCGTAAAAACCAGTATTAGCTTTGCGCCGCTCTAACCCCTCCGGGGAAATGAGCGCATGGGTCCATGCCAGATGGGTTTTCGTATCCTTCTCGCGTCCGACCACGGCAATGCCGAGCAGGTCGTCAAGCCCGCCGCCGTCGATGCCGATGACCACCGCCTCCGAGCGCGCAAGCACGCCATCAAGCGATAGC